TTGTATTTCATATTTCCTGTTTCAAAGTCGCCTTCCATAGAAGTAGCGATCGGTGATCTTTGGAAATGTTTCATACCATTAGGCACATCAGTTTTAATAAAAAATGCGTCCGTGTCAGTTAGGTAATTGTTTACCGCATAACCTTCAGGAATCATTCCTTTTGATGCAATCGCGTTGATATCGTTATCAGCAGTGGCAGTTCTGTTTGCAGACTTCATAAGTCTTTCCGCAGTGAACTGTAATGCTGATGGAATAATCAACTTACGCGCTTTAGCAGCAATCTTAAGACCTCTATCATCAGCCAAAGCTCCAATGTCAATCATTGCTTGCTCTAGTGATGTTTCGTTAAGGTCAGAAGCTGTTTCCAGTTCGTTTCTTTGGTTACCAGATGAAGTCGGGTGAGCTGAAGAAAACAACTCAACGCCGTCACCGCCTGTAAAGCTAGAACTAAAACCGTTATTTAAAACGTTTGCAGCTTTAACTTGTTTTGTGTGGGCCATTGAACGTGCAAGAGCTTTCGTATAACGAGTACTGATCTTGTCGTAAAGGTTATCCTCTACAGCTTCTTCAGTAATCTGGAAAGCCAGTGCCACTGTTTCATGAGAGTAACGAGCTGTGAAAGACTCAGTTGCGCTATCGAAGTTAACAGAAGTGCCTTCTGGTTTAACCGATGCAGAACCGAAGCCTGACAACATTACTTCTTCCTCGAAAGCTCTATCAGAGTTTTCGGTGTCAAAGATTTCAGCGTGCTGATTCTCATAGCCTTTATATTCCAGTCCAAATAAGGCATTCAAACCGGGTTCCAACTCTTTTGCAAGTTGTGATCTATTTATAGCCATAGTTCAAATCCTCCCTATACGCCTGTTGTTAGTTTATACACATGCTCGCCAGTGTTGAACACCACGTANGCATTTGCATTTGCAGTTGCCACATCACTATTATCAGGATCTTTTGAGATTCCAATTTGCTTNAAGCCACCTGAAGTACCAGAAGTAGAAGTATCAATCTCAGAAGTTGATTGTCCAGTCGTAGTGCTTCCGCCTACTCCTACAAAATCAAAGCCTGAATGATTCATAGCCGCTGTTCCAGTGCCGTCATGTTGTGCTTCAAACACGATCTGAGGGTCTGCATAAACATACGCCACAATATCAGAAGTGTTAGTGCTTGCTGGATAAAATGCTTTGTATGTTGGTTTACTTGTTGTTGGATCAGTGTAGAAACACCACCAAAAACACCCAGTTGTTGAGTGTCTCCAGCCGCTGCATTCTCAATACCTCCAGCCGCTTGTGCTTCAACCACATTACCAGAAAAAATATTGGTACCGTGGTTAGCTGCAATAGCGTACTCTTCAGTACGAATCTGACCGCCTGTTAAATGCCTTACCGGTTTGAAACCGAAGGCTGCGTCTTTATTTGCCATAATTATAGTCCTCCTTAGACTAATAAATTATTAGTTATTGTTAATAATCCAAATTTAATTCCGGCAATGAATAGTGTTAAAGAAACTAATCCTGTTTCTTGGCACCGCCAAAAGCTACTCTAGTTTGCCTACTCGGATTGTCTATCGGCATACTAGGATGCTGCTCCCTCATCAAATTATTATCAACGGCTTGTTGTTGATCAGCAGTTTGATTTGCAAAATAAGCTTTACGCTCTTGTGCAATTTCAACGGGTATTTTGGCTAGCAGTAATCCACCTACAGCGACAACGCCTTCGTTTTTTCCGTCCTCAATGGTCGGAGCATCGAAGTCACCTAACTCTTCGAGTCTAACAAGTTCGTAACCTTCTCGAATACGAGAAGAAACGTTTTTCTTGTCTTCTTGACCCATAATCTCAGCACGTATCCAACGATACTGAAATCCGTCTGGTGCTTGTGGCGCGTCTAATCTAGATGGTGGTCGCCATGGCTGCCTTTTGGCAGTTTTTTCTCTAGTTTGAGATGAGCGTGAGGTTCTTGTTTTTTCTTTTGTCATATTGCTACTCCTTCACGTATTTAGCATATTCTTCTAATGGCACACCAAGTTTCTTAGCGATCGCTACTTGTGATGGTGTGAGTCTCACAGTGCGTTTTCCATGTTTGGAAATAGACTTTACCGCAGGGGCCACTGTTTGGTCAACAGTTTTCTTGCTTTTTTCTACTTCAAACTTATTTGGAAATTGTTCTCTGATTTGACGATCAATTTCGTCATAGTATTCATCAGATTTAGGATCATAGCCCTCTTGTTCTACTAACTTACGATGAACAGCAAATGCTGTATAAGTCATCGCTTCGTCCTTACCAAACCATTCATTCTTCTCCGCCCATCCTTGTGCTTTCGCATCTGGTTGAGGAGCAGGAGCAGCTGCAGGAGCTCTGTCGTAAGTAGGCTGAGGTATTTCTCTCTGTTGAGCAAATTGTTGTGCTTGAATCTCTAGTTGTTCTTTTTGAATCTTTGCACGTTCAGAATCAAGAGTTGCTCTTGCTAAAATACTTTGTGCATCTGCTTGAGCGTCTATGTCGCCGTCTTCTATTGCTCTTTTTAATCTTAGTTTAGCTTCTTCAACTTGTGAGGTTGAGGCTGTCTCCATAGTAGAAACGTAGCTCTCATTAACCTTATTAAAGTTAGCTTCTAATTCTTCTTGTTTTGTTTTTAAACCAGATGCATATTTTATCGCCGCTTCTTCACGACGTTCTGCTTCACGAAGTTTGCCAACAAGTTTAGAAATTCTTTTGTTAACTTTTTCGCTATACTCATTATGCTCACCTTTGTCCGTTGACTCTGGTGCGTCTTCTTTTGTATCTGATTCAGCTTCAGGTTCTGCTGTTGCTTCCACAACAGGCTCAGTATCGTGCTCATCTTTTACTGTATTAACATTTGATTCTTTTAGTTCAACATCAACGGATTCTCCGCTGGTGTCGATGTCGACAAGTTTATTGTCCTTTATTTGTTCTGCCTCTGGCATGGTTCTTGTTCTCCATGGTTATAGTTATTGCAAGATCGACTACATATGTAATATGTCAGTCGGGTCCTGTATTATAGCAAGTATTTCATCATCATTCAAGAGTCTTAAATCACCTCCATCAATTTTTAATCTCGAACCTGCATAACGAGCAAAAATAACCCAATCACCTTGTTTACACCAAGGACCCTCAGGAAACTTAATTGTATCTCCATACGCATCAGGGCCAGTTGCCAACACATAACCGCAAACGGTTGCTAACTGCTCCCTTTCCCGCGTTTGATCAGATAAAATGATGCCGCCTTTACTTTTCTCAGCACCTAAATAAGGTAAAATTAATATACGCCAACCGGTAGGTTTAGGCAGTTTTGCAGCTACATTATCGTCAATATTATCAGGATCAATATATTTAGAATCTCTCTTTCCGTATATATCTTCTACCTCTTTTTGCTTCTTTTCTATTTCTGCTGCTGTCAATTCTTTTTCTTTTTTGATTTTTTCTTTTTTGTGAGCTTTCGCTACGTGCGTGGGCAATATTAAATTACTCATCGTTTTTTTCTCCTTTGTCTAAGATTTCTTTAATTTCGCTTTCTAGTTCTTCTAAAATACGAAATTGACCAATCATAAAATTATAATCAGCTCGTTCTGTCGTGCTGCCTTGCATTACAAAATCAGTTGTCTTTTTCTTTTTATCACGAATGATACGAAGTACCTTATCGCTTAACCACAGTCCGTCCATTTATACTTTATAACTTTGATCGTATTTGCTTATATTTTTTTAATATACCACTTATTCCAGAATCCACAACATCATTATTCATGCCGCCTGCGTACATAATATTGATAGGCTCTCCTACAAAACCTGTCATGCCACCATGACCATAAGAATTATCATCTCTAATTGGAGTAGGTCTTTTACCTAATATCTTAGTTATAATTTTAGATAATACACTATCATGTTTTCCTTTTGCCACTTCTTCATCAAACTCTGCTTTTTGTTCAGGAGAAAGGTCTTCGTATTTACTAATTATGTCTCCATCTTCTAGGTCTCCAGCATAACCTCCTGGGCCATCCACAAAACCTCTTTTTGGAATTAATCCTCCGCCTGCAGCGTAAACAGGATTGTCTCTGTATAAAGGATTGCTTCCTGTAATTCCACTAGGTGCTCCAGAGAAAGGATTTGATGTATCTATTGTATTAAAGGCATAGTCCAAATAATCCATGTAATTGCTACCACTAGGTAGAGCGGTTAGACCACTCAGCACAGGAGTTTCTCCTGATACATAAGAAGGAGTATAGATGGAATCTGTTGTTGTTTGTGATGCTGTAGAAGGAGCCAATAGTGCTTCCATTTCTGCTTCTGATGCTCCTGTTTGTCCTGGTGAAGTTAAACTTTGAATACCTTGTTGATTGGAACCTCCTCTATTTCCTTCTAAATCAGATTGTCTAGTTAAAGAAGCTGCTGGAGTAAACGTTGGTGTATCAAGAGGTAGACCCATCATTTGAGCAGCAATTGCACCTACACTGCCAAGTGTGCCAAGACCGCCTAAATCAGATAAAGTTCCCATAGAACCTAATCGTTCATCACCTTCTCTGTTAGGGTCTATATCACCGTAAATATTTCCAAAAAAATCTCTAGTAACATCATCAGCTGTCAATCCTCCAAAATCAATATTTGGATTCTGTGCTATTATACTTTCAAAAGAACTTCGTGTAGAATAATTTCCATCAACAGGAGTAATAGTACCTAAAGGCTGAGGTCCCATAGAAGCTTGAGACGCTGCTTTTTGTGCTGCTAATTGTTGTTCTTGTTGTAAACGATTTTGTGCCTGCTGTTCTGCTGCACGTTGTGCGGATACACGCGCCTGCTCTCTTGCGTTAGCTGCTGCTCTGTCTCTTGCGGCCTTCTCGGCTGCACGTTGATTAGCTGCCCGCGCCTGC